GTGGGTTAATTTATACACGGTCCCCTGGGCTGCCCGCGCTCCTACTGCGCTTTCCCTAGGATGGGGGGGATTCGTGTTGGGTGATGGTAAATGTACGAGAGTCGACTGCCAAGTTAGCACTGGACGAGAGTGGCGGTACCATGGGCCGCCCTCCGCTAGCAAAGCGTCCGTCGCAAACCCGTTTGGCTGGATTCACGGGCCTGACGCCACTGTTTGCTCCCCCTTAAGGAGCGCGTTAATCGACGCGCCGGCGAACCGTCACACTCCCCGCAGCAAGACTCGAATTCCCGTAGGGAGCCTTGCATCCGCTGCCCGGCAGCACAACTCGCGGTAACTATGAAGTAACCCCGCGAGCTCCTGCCAGGCCCGAAACGATCATGAACGTGGAGTGGAACTTCGGCCCACCTAAGCGTCGCCTCACGCGCCCCCGCCGTGAGAGCCGTCCGCCGCAGACCATACACGGCCGGCCTTACATCCCCTACAAATGGTCTCGCCACAAGACACGCGCCTAAGCGCGCATCATCCAAGTAGGTTATCTCCGGTAACGGCCGCAAAGAGTGCGGCGGGCAACAGCGACGTCGAGCGACGGCAAGTTTACACTCGCCGAGCTGTCTTTCTGGTACATTATCCGGGTGGAGGTTCCCGGAGGTGCGGGGGAGGCTACGCTACCAGACGTATCCCGTTGATCAAACGGCCCCTGCCTATAACGGCGGCTCTAAACCAAAAGAGCCGCCAACTCCGCAACACTCGTCACGGACCCAGCCTGTGCGAGTGCGGTAGCAGCGTCGGTAAAACCGGCCTGCTCCGCCACAGACGCCACCTCAGGCAGGACGCTCTTAACGCCCTTGGCAATACCCGAGGCCTGACTCCAGATCTTCGCGATGCCCTTACCGGCATCAGCGAGAAACTGAGAGTGATCGGCGCCCGCATGACTGTGCGGAAGCTCCGCAACGGTCATACGCGCAGCTCGCGATTCGTCGGCAGTGCCGACAGAGCGAGATGGCGAGGCCAGTGAAAATGTGCGATTGTCCGGGATGGCTTCGTAGTTGACGACGACCTCAACGTCATACGCGAGATCGTCTGCGAAGTCAGCAAAAGCCACGGCCATAATGGCATCAGCGGGATCGGTGATGCCATAAAACCATTGAAGATAGGCGTTAGCGCCAGGCGCCGGCGGTGCACCCGCCGACGCCAAGCTAATCGCCAAATTCGTCGTCGACTTGTAATGCTCATGATCTCCATCGCAAGCAGGCGCACCGTCCAAGCCAACAATTGCGGAGTTCTGCTCACGCCACAATGTCGGAATGTACTTAGTCGGACGCCACTCTTCAATGGCATCGGAATAAGGGCGCCAGAGGAGCGTCACCTCCTCCTGCGCCGGGTACACCTGCGAGCCCTCCAGATCCTTGATAGAATCATAGGTGAGCTCGGTGAAGTTCGGGAGCATGTTGTCCGTCGCGCCGCCAGGCGAATTAATACGCAGCTGCTGCGAACCAGGTATCATGCCGACAGCCTTGGTGCCCGTGGCGGTGAGGCGCGGGCCAGTGTAGTAAACCTTCATGCCAGCAGAGACCTTACGGTATGCGGCGAAAGCTTCTACAATGGCCTGGTACTCAGGCGCGGGCACCATGGCGTCGACCTTCGGCGTGGTAGGCACAGATACGTCAATCGTCAGCGTGCCAGCGAACGGATAAGTATCGACGACCGGTTGGCCGTATTGGATAACCGAATCAGCGGCCGTCGTCGAAAGGGAGTCTGAAGCGGCAAAGCCGAACAGACCACCTTTGCAAATGAAAACGGCCGTAGAGCCCGTACCAGGGCGACAGTGGTACGAGGTCTTGATCGAGAATGTGGTGGTTGGGACGGGCAAAGACGTAGGAATCTTGGCCGCCCCGTGCTCGAATGGATCGAGCAAGGACAAAAGGTATGCGGAGGTTACACCTTTGCGTCGCTGCCGGGCGGCTTTGACGCGTGTGTCTCCTCGCGCAGTTTCCACAAGAGCGTCGAACTCTTCTTCAAGAGCTCGACGATCATCGCGGCGAATGTTGCGGTTAGTGAGTCGGCGATCCAGATGCCGAACGTCACGGTCCATGTTGCTGTTGTTGTTGCCATTTCCGTTTCTGTCATCAGGCATGAAACGGTGAGAAAGTCAAAGGATTATCAACTTTTCTCAAGGGATGTCCGGACTGCACCCCCAAACTATTGGCATTGGAAAGGGAGAGTGGTAAAGTTCTCCCAGTCCACTTCGTACTCGTCAAAGACGGCCTCATACATCAGCTGTTCAGCTCGTGAGAGTCCTGTCGCGGCCTCGAACGAAATACGGGTGTCCTCCTCCACGCGCTTCTCAAATGAATTGCGTAGATTCGGTGTGACATCGGTCTCCCACTCCCACCGCTCGGAACTGCTCAAATTAGCCGTGCGAAGCGCGTCGTCAAGACTCTGCGACCATGCGGCGATCCGGACCAGGAACCGCCCTAATGCGTCGAACACAGGCACCCCAGCATACAGGTGCCTGAGGCCGATCCCACGCGCATGAAAATGCGCGCGGGCTCGGCGAATATTGAGACGTGCATCGTACGGCAGCGTAAGAGCAGATGCAATGCCTTTGATTGGGTCAGTGACCATTTGATAATGATCACCGACTCGGAGTGGGTGCGAAGAGCAAAACTCAAACGCCTCCGGTTGGCCCTCCAAGGGAACAGCCTCGCCAGCATCGGTCCGAAAACCGAGCGACAAGAACGTGTCCACAAGAAGTTCCATCCAATCAGCAAAATATGCGCGAGAAATAGCGCCCGCAACTTCGTCCCCATTAATGAGGAAGAAGAGCGGACGGGTAGCGCCATATTTTGCCCGCCAGAGCGCCAGCGCCATGAGCATGATTGCCATCGTGGTCATGTTGCCGAACGCACTGGTGGAACCTCGGCCAGAGCCCAGTCTATGCTCGATATTCTCGGTTTCACCGTCGTCAAAGACGACTTGGATCCCGAGATCGGGCACAGACCAGGCCATTGCAATGGCCAAGTCTTTAGTCATGACGTGCCAGTGCTCCGAACATTGGGACCTAGCGCCGTACCACTCAGCGAGCAAAGCTCGGAAAGAGGTGCGGCGGTAGGCCTCACGGGCGAAAGCATGGACAGCGTCGTGAAGAGGCTTGGTCACATGAGCATCGAACTTGACAATGTCAGCGCGAAACTGAACAGGGTCAACAAGATCGAGGCCGAGGTAGGCAGTGCAAAGAGCGCCCCAGGTGATAACTGAGACGCCCTTAACGATCGGTGAGACGCGCTGGAAAAGCAAACTTCTCAACAGCGCTGAGCCATCGGGGTTGAGGAGATGTCGAAACAGAGCTCCCTCCAATGGCTTGACCATCGCGCCCGTCCAGAGTGACATCGCCAGGTCCGGAAAGATGATAGGTCGAGGCAAGTAGCTGTACTGAGCCGAAGCTCCAGCACCAAGCCACTTCCGTTTGGTAACCTCGATCTTAGTCATAACCTTCTGACGATGCATGGCAGTATAAGTAATGCCATCCCGAGAGGCACGCTCCAGCGCGGCGGCATAAGCCGCGCGCTTTGCGCCGCTGTAGCTATTAACGACGCGCTCCAGAGACCACACCTCGAGATTGCTGGGCAACTCTCGAGCGAGGGTCAAAAGAACGCGCCGATATTCGGCCACGGCGGCGGGGCGGAGCGTGTCAGCGCCGTCGAAAGCGAGCAAACGCTCTCGAACGGCCATCTTGTCGTTACACGCACAAGACGACGGGACAATGTAGGGCGACGGTGGTAGTGGTAGGCCGATGGTGGTGGCCAATCTCAAATGTTTGGCCACCACATCTGACTTGTCACACAAGTCAGAGGCACAGACGCGTTGCAGGTTGATCAGACCCACAACGCGCCGGGAAAATTTTGCGGCGACAAGGCAACTGCCTCGCTGCCGCCACCGAGCTGCCAGCCCAGGCCAGAATACGCGAATCGGTCGAAGACCGATCGGTAGGCGGACCGGACCGTTAGGTTAAGAGCTCGGCAATGGGCGTCCTCGTGGTCGTTGACGCGGGCCAGCCGAGCAAGGAGTGTTATGTCTATGCTTCGACTGATGGAAAGCAACAGTGTGGGTGTTGCAGTCCTGGTTGTGTTGCGCGTGACTGCCGCCGCAACAGCGGCAGCACGCGCGAGCAACTCGGGCAAGGTGGGCGGGGCAAGCTGAGCTTGAACATCGCGCACCAAAGCCCGAACCGCATTGAGCACGGGCGGGGACACGTGCGTCTCGCCGGCCAAACGGTCGACTAAGACGCTCGTGCTCTCGAAAGCGGTAACGAACGGATCGCGGAAGTGGTAACCGGCGCCGAAACGGCGCCGCCACACATAAGCCTGAGCGGGAAACAGCGCCTGCCACCACGCTCCGGAGAGCAGGGCGACGGCGCCGAGTCCGAGCCATCCCAGCCCGCGACCGTTAGTGGCGCCAACCGAGCGCAAAACGCAACGGGCGGCGAAGCCGGCAACAGCCAACTTCGTCAACGCCACAGCTACGTTAGTCGCACGGCTGACGCCATTCTTGGCCACGCGCGGGAACAGCTGGGCTTTAGGCAGTGTAGCGGAACAAAGTCCGTGCACGCCCTCAGCCGTGACCAAGACAATCTCTCGATTGATCTGATCAAGCTTATCCTCACGATCCTCGATGCTGGGAGCAGCCAACATCTTCACGTCCGCTTCTGAGATATCCTTCACCACGTGATCATCCTCTTCAACGACCACACCTCCAGGCCGCGCCGCAGAGTCACCATCTGCGGCGCGGCTCGCCGGGACTCCGGCCTCGGGCGCACCGACTCGGTCCGCCGCCCCCTTCAACGCTGCACACTCGGCCTCAAGGGACCGAATTGCGCGAGCCATCTCGGGGAGCAGCCGCTTCAAGTCGTTAAATCGTATGTCGCCTACGATTTCGCCATCGGGCCGGAGCTTACTAGCCACGGCGATCGAGCGCAAGTTGAGGTACATGCGCTGTTGCTTGGACGCCGGCGGATTTGAACCGCTAATGCCAGGATTAGAC